AGTAGTTAAAGTTTTTACTGTTTCAGTAGCTGTCGCATCCCTAATGATAACCTGTAAATCTGTGTCAGCAAAGATCTTGAATGTGTAGTTGAAGGTATCAAGAGTACCATTACCTGCGTAGGAGTTCTTTACTGTAGTAGATGATATTGTCATGTTTAAAATCCTTTAAATAATAAAGAAGGTTTAGTCAATAAAAATTCTTGACCTGTTTCCTTCTTCATCTTTTTCTCCATTTTTCTTAAATGTCCTGGAGATAATGTTTCCATTATTTGATAACCTATAGCATAATCAAAAGCAGTTTTTAAGTAAAATAAATTTAAAAATGGAGTATTTCCAACTACAGATTTATATGCTGCTTTACCTGCTTTTGAAAATTCACCTTGAAAAGCATATCTAAAAGCATTACCAGCTTTAGCAAATTCAGTTGCAGCTGGTCCAGCAGCAGTAGCCAATATATCTAAACCACTAAAACTTTGACCAAATAAAAAATCACCATAAATACCTAAACCACCACCTTGAAGCATAGCATTAAAAAATGTTTTCTTTTTAGTAGGATCTTTTGGTGATTTACCTCTTATTAAATCTTTTGCTGTCATTGAAATATAACCAAACATACCAGATCCAACAATTAAACTAACAACACCCCAAAACCCTTCACCATAATTACCAGCTCTAAATGACGATATTTCTCTACCCATTGCTTTTTGTAGTATAGCAAGAGGAAAGGCTTTAAATTGAAACATAAATCTTGCTGCCTCACCCCAAACAGTACCTGCGTGTAAGCCACCTTTCATAAAAGATCTAGTTCTAGCATCTGGTTCAATAACTGCATAAGTTGATCTATCTAAAAACATACCAGATACTTTTGTTTTTAAATTATCTTTAAAAATATCTATTTGTCTTTTAGACATTTTATCTAAGTTAGCTAAAGATTTTATAGTATCATCAGACAAGTTATCTATTTGTCTAACTGAAAAAAATTCTTTACCATCTTCAGCTTTTTCAACATCCATTTTTCTAATTGTATTCCATATTTTTTCATCAATACCAAAATGATTAATTAGTCTTTTAAATTTACTGTCTAAATTATTAAAAGCTATATTTCTTTGCTTTGCAACATAGTTACCCATTCCAAGCATAGCACCTTCTTTAAGTGAATTGGTCCACCATTGAAGTAAATTTAATTTAAAAAATGTTCTTTGTAATTTAGTGAAAGATTTATTAAGTGTATCTCCTGTAGAATATCTTGCTGCTAAATCATATATAACATTATCTGCCATAAATCCTAATTGTTCAGCTATTTCTACTTTTCTTTTAGAATTTTTTATTTTAGCTAATCTTGTCATGGCTTCTGTTATTCCACCCAAATAAGATCTACCTTGATACTTTAATTCTCTACCATATAGATGAACATCCGCTAAAGCAGAAACAACAGCACCCCCTAGTTTAGCCATAGATAAAATAGATCTTGTAATACCACTCCATCTAGCACCAGAAAAACTATTAATAGAATTAACAGAACCATCTATTTCTGCAAAATGTCTTTCATATCTTCCTTGGGTTTTTAAATAATCTCCAACTTTTTGTGCTTTTCCTTGCTCACCTTTTTTAATTAAATTGTTTTCTACTAATCTTCCAATTTTTTCAAAACCAGCTTTTGGATTTGTTCCTAATGTACTCATTAAACCAATGTTTCTTCCAGCATAATTAAATCCTGCAAATAAAGATTCTCTTAAATTACCACCACCAAATTTTGAATTATAATCAAACCAATCATCAGCAGTTTTAAAATGTAAAACTCTTTTTGCATTTAATTTTGATGTAATACTTTTACCACCATAATGACCACCAGCACCTTCTGCAATTTGATGTTCATTTCTTATTAAAGAATTGTAAACATAAGTTAAGAATTGATCTCTATCTTTTGCATCAACACCTTCAAAAGTTCTTTCGTCTAATTTTGGTTTTATGTATGCTTTCCATGCCGCTATATTTCTTTCAGCAGAACCATTTATTTCTTTTATATTTTTATTATTTTTTAAATTTAAAACATCCATTGCATTTCTTAATTGAAATGGATCGTGTGATTGTCTTACAATCCAACCAGGAAGTTTACTAATGTTAGCACCAAAATTATTATATTTAAGTCTTATTGTTTCAGAAAATTCATTAATAACTTTTGCAAGTTCTACAATATCTTTATTTTTTTCTGTAATAGGTTTATCTTCTCCTAATTCCCAAATAGTTCTTGATAATCTTCTATCTATATCTTCATTGGCTTTAGCAAATAAAGATTCTAAATTTTTTTGTCTTAGTTTTTCATTAAATGAAACAGCTATTTGTCTATATTGTGAAAGTTGAGCAAGTGCAACAGAAGCTCTTGATCCTGCTTTTTGAAAATTAGAACCAACTAAAACAGCAGTTAATCCTTCTACTGGATCTTCTGGAAATTCTCTTAAAACATAGTCTACTGTATTTCTAATTTTAATTTCATTTTCTAAACTATTTCTTTGATTTATTTTTTTTTGTATTTCTTGTTCTTTTAAAACTTTTTCAGATAAATCATTAATTAATGTGTCATCTAAATTATTAACATCAACTTCTCTTTGAGCTTTTCTAATTTCAGCTAAAATATCTTCAGCTTTAGCTGTTTCTATAGAAGATCTTTTTAAAGTTTCTTCAATTCTTGTTAAACATTTATCTACTGCCATGACTACCTATTTGTTACGCAATTAAATCCATCTTTAATTGCATCTTTAAGTTCTTTTTGTTTTTGATTAAATTCTTCTACACTTTTTTTAGAAGTAGTAATTTCAGCACTATCTTCTATATCTAAATCTTTTTGTCTTTCTTTTAAAATATTTAATTGACTTTCTAAATCTAAATTTTCTTGATCTAAATTTTTTAATTCTAAACTTTTAGAAGTTCTTGATGCTTCAAAATTATTTAATTCTAACTGATTTGTATTTTTAACTATATTGTTTCCAGTATTTTCATCTGTAACCACTTTGCTTATTCCTTTAATATTATCATCTACTTGATTAACATTAACTCTTTCATTAGGTGATACATTTTCGTTTATTTCTGCGTTTCTTAATTTTGGATCAAGATCAGCAACAGATTTTACATTAACAGGATTTTCTTCAATTAAATCAGTTAAAGCTCTTTGCAATAAAGCAGATCTTGTATCTGGATCTGTTTCTGCAAGTTCTTTCATAATTCTTGAATTTTCTGGATAGTATTGTTTATACAAATTAAACTCTGGTGTTTCCCCATCTATAATCCCAGCCTTTTCTCTAGCATCTTTAACTTTTTTTTTAAACTTTCTTCTTGTTCTAAAATCTTTTAATTTACCAGCTCCAACATGAAGTCCACCACCCAATATAGTTCCAAAACTTACAGCAATAAAACTATCTATTAAATCATAATCAGATTGTTCTCTTTGTGCAGCAGTATAAACTAATGGTTCTATAGCGATTGAACCAACTAAACCCTCTTTAGCACCTTTAACTAACCTAGCTCTAGTAAAACCATATTTACCAACCATAGATGCAAATCTCATTTGACCAACAACAGGAACAAAAGCTAATGCTAAATTTATAGGATCGGCAGCACTCGCCACAAAAGAAGTTGCAAGTTTAGCAGCACCTGGAAAAAAACCTTTTGGTCCTCTTTGAATAATATTCTGTCTATCTCTTTCTTCTTTTTTTCTTTCAACCAATATATCTACAGTTGATTGTTTTTCATCTTGATCAAAAAATAAACCTAAGTCAGAATATTTATCATTAAGTTCTTGTCTATCAATTAAAGGTTCGTTAGTTCTATCATTTCTATTACTTTCTAATTCGTATAATCTTAAAATAGATGATACAGGATTATATTTCCAAGCATCTTTTGCAGTTTCTGATAATGTTTCTCCAAGACCTGTTTGATATATATCATAGCCTCTTTCTAAGGCATTTTTATCAGTTTCTAATCCAAAAGAAATGTTAGCCATAATTAATCAAGATCAATAATTTTATCTTCTAATACTTTGTTAGGATTTATTTTTTCAAAATCCATTACAATATCTGTACCTGGTAATTTAAAAGAATCATCATCAAAATTAAATTTTAACAAATCTCCTTTTTTATTTTGTACTAATCCAAAAGTTCCATCTGAAAATTTTATAGCAAATACTAAACCATTACCATCTGCTGAATTTAGCCAAACACCATTTTCTCTACCTTGATCTAAAATAGCTGCATTTAGTTCTTCTTCTGGAATATCTTTATTTACAGATTTAAAAGATTCTAAATCAAAATCTTCTAAATAATGTCTTTTTATTAATTCAGCTTTTTTAGCTACAAAATCAATTTGACCAGAAGATAATCTATCATTGTTATAAATTCTTGGAATAAAATATGTTTCCTCGAAAACAAAATTATTATTTATATAATTTGTTGCAAAATCACTAGCATCATCTAAATCAGAACCTCTACTCATTTCATTAATTGTCATATAAGTAAGTATATCTGTTATTTGATCTAATTCTTTATTGGCTTTAGAAGTATTAAAAGGATTACCTAATAAAACTTTTTCTCTAAATTCTTCTAATTTATCACCAACATCTTTTTGTACTTCACTAAAACTTGTATCTGTTGTTTTTAAAAAATTTTTTAATCTATCTTTTTCTTCTTTTGTATCTATTGATAGTGATGATAATGCAAACTTTTCATCATTAAAATATGAAACCAATTTAGCAGTTGGAGGTAATCCATTTTCTGATAATTGCATTAAAACTTTACCATAATAATCTCCATATTGTTGTTCTAAACTTTGAAGATAGCCAATTTTTTCTACAGCAGATCTATCATTGTAATCATTAACAATACTGATAGCTTGTCTATTTGGTATCATTTTAATTAAATCAAAATCAATACCCATATCTATTTGAGCTTGATAAACCATATCAGTATATTTTTTAAATTTTTTATCTTTTGTTTCTTGATCTGTTTCTTTTACAAAATCATTATAAGCACTTTTAACTTCATTATTATAAGTTAGAATTAATGATGCTGCATCTTCTTTAATTAATTCGTCTTTTTTAGTTAAAAGATTTGCAAGTTTTTGTTTGTATTTTAAATCTTCAGCATAATTTTCTTCTGTTACAGGAAAAGATTCTACAACTTCACCCTCTTTACCAACTTTAGAATTGAATAAAGAAACTTTATATTCACTAAAATTAATTATATTTTTTTCAGTTTCTTTAAAATTTATATAAGCATCATTACCAAAAATTTCTTTAACAGCATTTTGATCTAATGGAATCTGCTCTCCATTTTCTAAAGCCACTAAATAATTATTTATATTTTCTTTTAATTGAGGTTTATAAGATAAGATTGCTTCTCGTTCTAAAGAAATTCTATCATCTAAAGATAAATTAGTAAATTTATCTTTATTTCTTAAATCTTGAATTGCCTTAACAGGATCGTTAGTAATTAATTGATTAACTTCAAATACTTCTAATTCACTTGGTATATTATTAATTAATTGATTATATTCATCTACATCTATTCTTCCTTTAAAATTATCTTCATATAATTTTTTTAACTCAGAACCAATAAGTTGAAATGCTAAAGGATCTTTACTTACATAGGCTTCAGTTAATAATCTATTTTTTTTTACACCAACTTCATTATCTAATGACTGAAGTATGTTAGTTGATACTCTTGAATTAACTTTAAATATTCCTTTTTGAACTTCTCCATAAAAATTATTATTAAATATAGTTTGAACATATTTATTGGAAGCTCTATTTGAAAATGTATTTTTAATTCTTTCTGATTCTGTTTTAATTATTTCAAATGCTTGGTCTTTGTTATCTAATCTACTTGCTCTATCTAAAGTATCAGTAAATTGTAATAATGCTTCATTTTCTAATTTTAATGCTTCAGTTCTATTTTCTAAATTTTTTTCTTGAACTCTATGTTTTACAACTGCATCTGTAATAGGTTTTAATGCTGTTCCTATAGTTTGAGTTAAAGGAACTTTAACATCCGCTTTAACTGAAGATACTTCGGCAGTTGGTCTAGCTTGTGTTGTGAATGTAGGAATTTTAGGCATTATGTAGTTTTACTCCCAGTTCCTTGAGACATTGTTAATAAACTTGTTCCTACTTGAGTAATAGTTGAAATTTGTGCTAATCTTGATTGTTCTTTAGCAAGTTGTCCAGAGATAATAGCAAAATTAGCTTCTTCCATTTTTCTATCTGCTGCAACTTTAGCATTATATCTCATAATATTTTTTTGTAATTCTGCTTCTCTAGCATTAGCCATAGCAATTCTATATGATGTGCCACTTCCTTGAACAACACCAGATTTAGCAAGATTAACTTTTGTTGTTCCTTCTAATTGTTGAAATTTTTTATCAAATTGTTTAATATCAAATTCAGTTTGTTTTTCTATTTGTTGTGCTTCTTGTTCTAATACAGCGGCTTTACGATCTTGTACTGATTGATTATATGAACCAATAGCTCCTTGTTGCTGAACTTGTGCTGCACCTATTGCACTTACTACTGCCATTTGCCAACTCATTAGAATAACCTCGCATACATATATTGATCAGAACCATCGAAACCAAATTTTCTCATTAAACCTTCTTCCTGTAAACCTAACCATTTAGCAAATTTTAAACCAGTTGTATAGTCAGCT